TGAATCTAAGAAGGAAGAGGACATGATGAAGAAGAAGATTGAAGAGATGCAGAAGCAACTTGATGAGATTAAGATGGCATACGATGCCAAACTTGCCTCTCAAGAAGCAAAGTTCAGCAAGGGTATGAGTGACATTTCAGATGTATTGGTTCAACTTTTGAACACACCATCTGCAAACGCAACTGAAGCACCAAAAGAAAAGTTTAATCAGCATATTGAAAAGAAAGAAGATAAAATCAGTCGCTTTCTTGATTTTGCAAAATCTATTAAGTAAAAATTTCTCAAACAATAAAAATTAAATAAAATGAGTTTTAGTGTAGGAACATTGGCAAACTATACCAAAGAGAACGAAGCACTTCTTGTTGCATCTTCTGTTCTTGGTAGCAAAACCGCATCCTTAATTAAGGACCAAGGAAACGTGATGGTAGGAGTTAAGTCTGCCGAAACCATCAACATCATGGACACAGATGCAATCTTCCAAGATGGTTCATCTTGCGGATTCAACGCATCAGGTCTGACTTCATTCACACAAAGGACCGTAACCGTTGGTAAAATTAAGGTTAACGAAGCATTGTGTATGAAGGACCTTGAAGCAAAGTACTTGCAGAAAGCACTTCCCGCAGGTTCTATGTACGATTCAATGGTTTATGCAGAAGAGTATTCTAAGCGTAAAACAGAGAAAATCTCTTCACAACTTGAGAAGGCACTTTGGCAAGGTAATACATCAAGCGTTGATGTAAATCTAAACAAGTTCACAGGTTTGCTTTCTTTGATTACTACCGCAGGTGCATCTGTTGTAAATGCAAACAGTGTTGCTTATCATGGTTCAGTAGAAACTGCAATCACTGCTGCAAATGTTATCAGCATCTTTGATTCAATCTACAAGGCAATTCCTGCCCAAGTTGTTGACAAGGATGACATGGTAATCTTCTGTGGTATGGACACTTTTAGGACCTACACTGTTGCTTTGAAAACTGCTAATCAGTTTCATTACACAGTAGACCAAAAGGCAAATGGTGAGTTTATCCTCCCTGGCACTACCATCAAGGTAATCGCAGTACAAGGTCTGAACGGAACTAATGACATCGTAGCAGCAAGGATTTCTAACTTGTTCATCGGAACCGACCTTTTGAATGAAGAAGAAAGATTTGAAATCTTCTACGCTAAGGAAGCAGACCAAGTAAGGTTCGTATCTGAATTCAAAATGGGAGTAAACTTTGCTTTCCCTGATGAGATTGTTAAATTCTTCGTTTAAATAACATTGATGGTGAGGGGTGGTTTCCATCCCTTGCCTTCACTTTAAATTTTATAATATGCCGTGTGCTTTAACTCAAGGATATGTATTGGATTGTAAAGAATCCATAGGTGGCATCAAAGCGGTTTGGTTCATCCCGTTTGAAAATGTTACCGCAATAACTGAAGCATCAGGTGTTGTTACTACTATTACAAAGTCAGCAGGAAAGGTTTTTTATAAGTATCAACTTGTAAAGCAAACATCTTCACTTACCGAAAACATTACCGCTTCTGTTGAGAATGGTACTGTGTTTTATGCCCAAGAATTATCTATCATCCTCAATAAACTTCAAGCAAACACAAGGAACGAAATCTTGCTTCTTGCCAAGAACAATCTCCTTGCAGTAGTTCAGGATGGTAACGATAAATATTGGTTGCTTGGTAAGGTTAATGGTGCTGATTTGACTGGTGGTAATGGTGCAACTGGTACTGCTTTCGGAGATAGGAATGGTTACACATTGACCTTCACAGGCAATGAACCTGCACTTGCTCCTGAAGTTTCAAGTTCAATAATTGCAGGATTAACTGCGTAAATAGGAAAGTTTAGAATTGAGTAGGGCATCCCATTGTGGATGCCTTTCTTTTTGGGTAAAAGTTAAAGGATTATCTATTTAGATACAATGATACAACTGACACAAGGGGCAACTGAGTTCATTTACCTAACATTAACGGAGAAGCAGACACTGACTTCACCTAACTATCTATTCCGCTTTGTCAATAGGACTACACGGGATGAGGTTACTTTTGTTTTGCTGAATGCTCTTGATGTATCACCTTTCAAGGATAGGTACAATAAATTCAGTATTAAAGTACCAAAGTACTTCGGATTGGGTAACATTGGAGAGTGGTTGTATTATGTTTACGAGCAATCAAGTGCGTACAATGTAGACTATACCCAAGCAACGGGATTACTTGAGCAAGGAATAATGCAACTGTCACCATCAACCACATTTGGGTACACTCAGCACGAGGTTGATAATACATATATAACAAGATGAATGAATTAGTAATATTAAACTTCCAAGAAGCAAGGCAACCTGAATATAGAGAAAAGAGGGGTAAAGGGTATATTGAGTTCGGTGAAAAGAACGATTACCCTAACTACCTTTTAGCACTTTACAACAAGAGTCCAAAGCACAATGCTATTGTCAAAGGCAAAGTCAATTACATCATCGGAAACGGATGGAAAGCGGATGAACCTGACCCGATAGCAGAGCAGTTCATTGCTCAACCTAATCAGTTTGAATCTTTAGCAGATTTAACAAGGAAGGTGTCTATTGACATTGAAATCTTTGGAGGTGCTTACCTTGAGGTGATTTGGTCCGTTACTGGTGGGCAGTTGACCGATGTCTTGCACATTGACTATACTAAAATAAGGTCCAACACGGATAACACACAGTTTTGGTACAAGAAGGATTGGAATGAGAGAAAGGATGAGTTAATACCTATGATGGCATTCAACACGAAGGTCAGACAAGGTAAGCAGATACTTTACATAAAAGAGTATAGACCAGGTTTGGACACTTATGCTCTTCCAGGTTATATGGGTGCATTGAACTATATAGAATCCGATATAGAAGTCAGCAGACACGTTCTTGGCAATGCTCAAACGGGATTCAGTGCATCCAAACTTATTACCCTTCCCAATGGTGAACCTTCTCCCGATGAGAAGCGTAATATTGAGAGAAGGTTTACAGATAGGTTTAGTGGTAGTGATGGTAAGAAGTTTATCTTATCATTTACCACTGACCCTGCGAGAAAACCAATAATAGAGGACCTTGGTGCAAGTGATATTACTAAAGAGAACTTCACCAATGTTGATTTGATTATACAGAATAACCTTTTCGCAGGTCATCAGATTACCTCACCAAGTCTTTTTGGTATTGCAGAACCTGGTCAATTGGGAAGCAGAACTCAGATGAGGGATTCTTATGAGATTTTCAAATCTACATATTGCAACGATAAACAACAGTTCCTTGAATCTATATTCAATCAGTTAGCGGTCCTAAAAGGTGCAACTTCAGAGATTAGCATCATACCTGTTGAACCTATCGGGTTTGAGTTGAGTGAGGCAGCACTTTTGCAGATTGCTCCTAAAGAATGGTTATTGGAAAAAGCAGGGATAGATGTTGCAAAATATGCACCAACTGAAGCGGTCCAACCATCTACAAATCAGCAACAGATTGAGACTAATGATAATCTCAAGAATCTAAGTGGTAGACAATACCAACACTTGATGCGTGTTATCAGGCAGTTTTCTCAAGGTAAAATATCCAAAGAGATTGCAACAACTATGCTCAAATCGGGTCTTGGAATGACTGACAATGAGGTAAATGCTATGCTTGGCATAGATGATGACCCGATGACTGAGGACTTCAGTTTTTCTGCACTTGATGAGGACACTGTTATAGGGTTATTTAGAGAGGTTGGTGAACCGAAGGCAGATTATAATATCATCCAATCAAAGGCGATTTTTAGCAGTCGTGATGCGTTTGCAGAAGGTGATTTGATAGACAAGACACTTGATAAGCAAATCCTTGCCTTGATTGATAAGGATAGGAAGATAAGCATTGATGACATTGCAAAGGCGGTAAGGAAAAGCAGAGAGGTGGTTCAAGGTAGATTGTCTTACTTGGTTGAATCAGGTGCAGTAAGTTATGACCCAAAGATTGAGGAAAGGAAACTGACAAAACCATTGAGCAAGTTGGTTGATGATATGGATGTAACAACCTTTGAGGTTAAGTATTCATACGAGTGGAAACCGATTGTACCTGATTGGCAAAGAGATTCAGTAGAAAAACCTTCAAGGTCTTTTTGTAGGAAATTAATGAGAGAAGACAGACTTTGGAGCAGAAGCGGAATTGAAATGCTAAGTGCAAGACTTGGCTATTCAGTCTTTGACAGAGGCGGTGGATGGTGGGGAGATTCTCCATCATGTAGGCACGAGTGGAGGCGAAATGTTGTGATTAAAAAGAAGAAATAAAATGAGCAGAAATATATTATTTATCTCAGTTGATACGATAAAGGACAGAACAGGTCTTCACGTTAATGTAGACCCTAAATTGGTCTTCCCTGATATCCTTTATGCACAGGATGCATATATCCTCCCTGCACTTGGAACTGCACTTTATGAAAAGTTGCAGACGGGGATTGAATGCGGTGACTTGAATTGTGATGAAGAAACTTTGCTGAACACCTACATTACACCTTGCCTTGTTTACTATGTTATGAGTGAACTCCCAATGGCATTATCTTATCAATTCTACAATAAAGGAGTAGTAAGGAAGTCGGGTGATAACCAAACTGAACCAAGTGCATCGGAGTTGGCAGATGTTGCCAATCGTTACGGAGCAAGAGCAGAGTTTTACAAGCAAAGGTTAATCAAATACCTCAAGCAAGAATCTCAAGCGAGTGGAAAATACCCTGAGTACATAAACCCTGGCACTGGTGTTGATACCATTGTACCCGACAATGATGCCTACACTACTACAATATGGTTAGGGGATTATGACTGTGGAAGGTATAAAACATTTGAAGAAAAATATCAAGGAGACATAAATCGTTGTTGTGGCGAATAAAACATATACTAAAAAGAACCAAGAGAAACTGCGTGTGTATCTTGAAAAAATAAAAAATGACAACCCTAAACAATCTGATAAAGACAATAGAGGACTTGGGAAATGCCCATCAACAAATCAAGACAACCTTCTACGGAAACGCTTTTGATTTCTTGAGCAAGGGTACTGACAATGTCTACCCTGCTTTATTCTTTGATTTAACTGGGGCATCCATCAATGGAAAGAGTTCAACTATCAACTTCACCTTGTTCTTTTGTGATAGGGTACTTCCTGAGCAATCAAACGAGCAAGAGGTCTTGTCTGACCAGTTACTGACTGCTCAAGATATCATTGCACAGTTACATTATAATGATTACGATTTTGTTTTGCAAGATGCGGTAACACTTGACTTCTTTACAGAGGACACACCTGAATATCTTGCAGGAGTTAGTGCAACCATTGCTCTTGATTTACCATACTTGCAGAATAGATGTGAAGTTCCAACAGACTACACATATCCTTCTTAATACTATTTAAAGAAAAAGAAAATGGCATCAGATTTCAGACCAGGGAAACTTGATATACAAATGTGGAGGAATGACACTTGGCAGCAAGTGTTTACTCTTTTAGCAGATACCACACCAATCAACTTATCGGGTGCAACAGTTTACATTCATATCCGCAAAGGATGTGCAGGTACTCTTGCACTAAGTTTGACCAATGGAAGCGGTGTGACTATCGGTGGTGTGAGTAATAATCAAATCACAGTGAACAAGTTGGTAGATATTGCCAAGGGTAATTACGTTTGGGATATGCAGGTTACTTTTACAACTGGTGTTGTAAAGACATACCTTGAGGGTGATTTTATTGTTTATGATGATGTAACTAAACCATAGAAGATGAGCATTGATGTAAACGTACAGAATGATTTAGTCATTGTAACAGAAAGCAGTGAAGACATAACGGTAAACGTAAGCAATGCAAGAGGTGCTGATGGTGTTGGTGTTCCTACTGGTGGCACTACGGGTCAGGTATTAAAGAAGTTAAGCAATACCAATTACGACACTTATTGGGCATTAGATGGTGGCGGTGTTCCTTATAGTGGTGCAACTGGTCAAGTTGATTTGGGAAATTACGATTTAAAGGTTCAAGGTTTAACAATTGGCAAGGGGAACAACTCTTTAGTTAACAATACTGCGTTAGGTCATTCTACTTTGTTAACTGCAACCACTGGTAACTTCAATACCGCAGTCGGTTATGAATCATTAAGGAATACTACAACGGGTCAATATAATACGGCAGTAGGTCAATCATCTTTATTCAGCAATACTACGGGTGGTCAGAATACTGCTTTAGGATTGAATGCTTTGCTATCTAATACAACAGGTAGTTCCAATGTTGCAGTCGGTCTTGATACTTTGCAACATATCACAACGGGTTCAAGTAATACTGCAATAGGTTACAATGCAGGTAGTCATATTACGGGCGGTTCAACACCCAACACAACTGCAACAAATAGTGTGTTTATTGGTAGGGATTCAAAGGCGAATGCTGATGGTCAAACCAATCAGATAGTCATAGGACAGAACGCAGTTGGTAATGGTAGCAATACTGCGACATTTGGCAATACTGCAACAACTGCGAACTATTTCACGGGTTCAATCAATGGCGGTTCATTTGTAAAAAGCGGTGGCACATCATCGCAGTTTCTGAAGGCTGATGGTTCTGTTGATTCATCAACATACACACCAACGGCACGCACACTAACAATCAACGGCACTACGCAAGACTTGAGTGCTGATAGGACATTTACAGTTAGTGCTGATAATATCTATACTGCTAATGGTACATTGACGGGGAATAGGGTAGTAACAATGGGGGCAAATACCTTAAGTTTTTTTGGAAGCAACTATGTTTCAGTTACTCACGATAATACAAGAACATTAAGTTTTATAGCAAGTAATAGTGGTTCTTTTATTCAATCATTTTCAAATTTTGGAACAAGTGCAAAAGGAAAAATGCTTCTTAATTGGGATGGTGGACAAGTTATAATTGGTGGACTTTCTACTGAAAACGCAAATAATAACGTTAAGATATTTAACGGATTTGAAGTTGAAGCAACAGCAGGACAAAGTTTATTATTAACAAATAATAATTCATCAGACCCAACATTAAACTTAAGAAGAACCACAAGTGCTACAAATTATGGAGTAGGTTACAAATTTAGTTTATGGAATGCGTCAGGTAGTTTTGTGGAATATGCAAGTATTTATGGCGGTATCACAAATAATACAACAGGAAGTCAGAATGGATTTTTAACATTTCACACAGCAACAAGTGGTACATCTACTGAAAAGATGCGACTCACCGCCGCAGGTCGCCTATTGTTGGGGACTACAACGGAGGGGACTGATTTGCTTTTGGTTAATGGTACTGCAAGAGTTAATGATAATTTGCTTGTGAGAAAAGACCAAAATGCAAATACTTCAATTAGAATAGAAAATACCACATCAGGAACTGGTGCAGGTGTTGTATTGCAATTATACGCTGACACTGGAAATGTTGCATTATTAGGTAGAAACTCATCAACTTATAGTGCTTATAAAGCAATAAATACTAATGATGCATATTTATATACTTCAAGCACTTTGGTTGTAAGTGATATAGTTCTACAAACTGATGGACCAAATAATCTTGGCAAAATTAAATTCGCAGCAGGTAGTTCCTCAACACCACAAATGACTCTCACCGCAGCAGGGCGATTGCTTTTGGGAACTACTACCGAATCAACATTCATGCTTGATGTCAACGGAACGGCAAGGGTGAGTGGGAATACAACTATTGTTGGGTCAACAAATTTATCTACTTCAAATGCTTTAAGTGTAACAAATTCTGTCGGTAATGTATTATTTAGTTTGCGTAATGACAAAAATTTAATAACATTTGCCGATAGTAGTGTTACATTTAATTTAACAACTATAAATTCTGCTTCAAGTTGGTTATTAAGTTTAGCTAATTCATATATTACTGGACCTAATTTTTTAAGTGGATTAAACCAATATTTTGGCAGTTCAGATGGGTCGAATGTTGTTAGATATATGGCTGGAAACGGTGCAAATGGTTTAAAAATAGAAATTGGAACTACTGCAACTTTTGAAGCATCTGCTCTTTTACAAGTTACATCTACAACCAAAGGCTTCCTCCCACCTCGGATGACTACCACACAAAAGAACGCAATCAGTAGTCCTGCGGCAGGATTGCAAGTGTACGATACAACATTGAATCAAATGTCATATTACAATGGCACAACATGGGTAAACTTTTAAAATAAAATAAAAATGGCAAAACAAATCTCACCTGTAAATGTATGGGTAAATGGCGAAAGCAAACAAGCGGAGTATTTTCAAGTTACTTGCATCAATGACAACTACGAAAATTCAGCAACGAACTATTGGCAGTTGTTCACAAAGAACGTAGATGCCGAAAATGTTGAATCTCAAGGCGAACAAGTTGCTCAAGGTAATTTAACCATTGATGGTGCTGATTACGTTGCATGGGGAGACCAGCCTGCAATGGCGATAAACGCTTGGATTTATCAATGGAGTGCGGATAAATTAAATTTAGTAATTTTACCTTAAAATAAATACTATGAACTTGATTGAACTGAAGGCATCCGCTTATGATTGTTTAGCACAGATTGAGTACTTGCAAAAGCAATTGCAAGAAATCAACCAAAAGATTGCAGAGGAACTCCAAAAAGAGAAAAACGAAAATGGATAAAAAGATAAGTGCATTACCGATTTCATTTGAGCAGTTCAGTAAAGACCCAGTAAAAGGGTTTCTGTTCATTACATTGATTGCGATTGGTTACTTATATGTAGACCAAAAGTTAATGTACACCGAGCAAATTGAAAGTCAAGGTTCTAAGATAGAAAAGTTAGAAGCAAAGATAGATGCACTTGGGATTCAACTCAAGAGGTCTGACTCATTGCTCTCTGCCACAACATCTAAAATCTTAGTCCTTCAAGAACTCGGAAAAATCAAATGAAACGATTAATTGCGATACTATTTCTTTCATCATGTGCAACACCTATCAAGGAGGATAAAGTTCTTCTTGATGGGGTTGACACAATCCTAATGCAATCAAAGGAACATATTGACACAGTTGTTAAGTTCCTCCCCAAAGTTGACAAGCATATTGAAAAGGCAGAGAAGGAAGTGTTGACCAATGTGCAAAGCATCAAGATGCAAAATACTAAACTCAAAGAAGATGCTAAAATAGTCAAGACAATTACAATTAGAGATACCATCATCATTAAGGAAAAGACTAACTTTTGGGGTAGGAAAAGAACCTCTACTGACTCCATTACATCAATAGATTCAACAGAACAACAATGAAGCAATTCTTTTGTGAGGAAAACGGCAGACTATCAATGAAAAGATTATGTGGTTTTATTTGCGTAATTGTTATCTGCGTAACAATGTACCACAACTCTTTTCACGAAACTGAACCATCAGAGGCATTGGTCTACTCTGTGTCTGCTCTTGCTTTCGGTTGCCTTGGTTTGACATCTGCTGAGAAAATATTCAAGAAGGATGAAAATAAAGATTGACCCACTTAATATTTTGCTAATTGCATTGATATTGGTATTTTTTATTTTTTGGTTGCTATCATGTAATCCTGTAAAGCAGGTACTTCGTGACCAAGAGAAACTTGAAGAAGTTGCAAAGGTTGTGGTCAAAGGCGGGTGGTGTGCTTCAGACACTACCTTCATTGTAAAGTCAGACACCTTGGTTGAGGTTGATACATTGGTGAGGATTGATACCCTTACCGATACCTATGTACTAAACGATACAACCTACATCACCAAGTGGAAAACAAGAGACATCACCAAGTCAATCACCATTCACGATACCATTAAGTCCTTCATTGTTGACAATGCCCGTGTGAGGTTATTACAGACCGATTCAGCACGTTTAA